ACGGAATCGCGTGGTGTATACGACCTAACGGAGAAAGGCTCAATCATGTAATCAACACAATTGAGCGGTTCCATACCGCTTCTGCGAGGTTTATCGTTCGCAACATCGCTCATGTATAAGCCAGGCGCTTTTGTGAGACTACTCGTTTCCGAGAAGTACCGCAACAGCATAGTCCAGCCGTTAATGACGCGTTTAATGTTACGTGCCCTAGGGATTCGTACGTAGTATTCGGTCTTTTGAAGACCTTTATTTGTACGACTTCTTCTAGGACGATGGGCCTCCGGAACTACATCTAGAGCTGGGACATTTAACATCATGTCCTTGCATGGCACTTCGCCGTACAGACGGCATAGCCATTTAGTGATTTCCTCACTAACTTGGATGTAGCCTTTCCTTCTGAACTCATTCGCATAAGCGATATAAGACAGATAGGAGCTAGGTGATGGACGAGAAGTCCACAGAGTCCGTAATTTTACGGGCGTACAACAGGTTCCTTTGAAGGAATCTTTGCCGCACGATTCTCTGAATCGTCCTGTGAAGCAGCTTTTGGCACGGTTTATTGCTAAACCAAATGCTTCTAGCGTACTAATCGCGTTCAGGGCTTGGTAGCCCGGTACGATTACATCATCGCCGTATACGAGCATGCTTTGTCTTGCATGCGCGTCATCGCGGAACCGTGCAGTAAGCAGGGCCCAGATAGTTAACGCCATAACGGGGAAGCAAAGTGCTGACCCCATCGGTGCGTATTTATCTAGGTTCTGTAGCTGCCCTGACGGTAACACGGTACTCGTAGTCCTCACTGCCAAGAGATGCTCTAAGAGCGGCTCTGGAAACAGGAGACGAACCAAACCGACCGTAACCCTATCACTTGCCTCTTTTAGGTCAAGTGTCGCGTAGCGACCGTCGATGCTCCCAATAAGGGCACCTCGACGATTGGGTTCCTGATCAGTGAAGTGGACGTTATGCCTCGTTAGAGGCTGCGTTTCCACATGTCTTACAATGGCCTCACCCAAACCCTGTTGAATCCACTGGTTTTCCAGTGGTTCACAAGAGATAAGTCGTGGCCCGCCTGAGTTCTTCGGCACAAGAATTACTTTTGCCGGATACTCAGCTATAACAGGTACGGTTTCGTACCGAACACCTTTACGTGTGTTCACTGGGACTGCAACCCGATCCATACATTCAGCTGAGAAGCTTGTGTCTGGAAGGGAAGGACCGGAGAAGACGGGATCATCCATGAGCCCGTTCATATCTGGATCTGTACGAGTATATTTACTATACCCGTATATAGCCCACAGGTTATCAACAAGTGCACCGCCAGAAGCGAGAAAGTACTCGCAAAAGGGGTAACACTCATCAATCCTAGGGTTAATACGCTTAAACATGAACTTTCCCCAAAGGCGTTCTCCAGAAGAGACCGCTCCAGGGCCATGTTTAGGCACAATTGCCTTTGGATCGAAATGCTGAAACAGCCTCATGAGGAGGCGTCTAGCATCGCGTATGACGTTACGATATTCAACAGGTAATACCTGTGAATAAGCGCGGCCGAATGTGACCGAAGGGTCCTCATCCTCTGCGCCAGGCTTGTAAGCCTTCGAGGCATCATAATCAAGACTATCGGCGACTGCGCCGAATAGTTTGTTGTAAGAAGAAATATCGTTTTCAGTCTTGATAAACTGATCGATAACTTTCTGTTCTTCTTCGAGTGCGTAGGGGAGCTCTAGCTTGTAGAAAGTAAAGCAGAGCTGCCTTATACTAATGACGCAGTCAACGTCTGAATTCGGTAAAACCGTACCTTCAGGAGTAAACACGCGTTGAAACAGCGACCGAAATAATATCGGTAACTGGGAAGTTAGGTCAGTAATGCAGCACGAACCGTCCACTTGGACAGCGTTAGTGATACATAAGCGACCTAGTGCCTTGAAGAAAGGGGCACTATCTTCACTCATTGCAGTTTGCTCGGTTAAAGCCCGATCAAAGGCTTTACCAAGTGCGGGGAGGTGCTTAGTAAGCACGTCCATACCATTCAGCGCTATAGCATCGATGATTATTATCTCATCGAGCGCCATAGCGTCGGGTGTATACACTGCGACGTGACGTTTTTGAACGTCGCGTAGCATGGATGTGATGATCGGAATATACCGATCCGTGTTCTTTGATGACTTATTCATGGTCATTTACGGAGCACAAATCACCCATACTCGCTTCACACAACTAAACGTGTGATGGCTCTGCCTTCGCAGGCAGAACCACCATCAATCGTCGTCTACGGCACAATAGGAATTACAGGCATTTGAGACGAGCTCGGATGAACCGAGACATCGTTAAGCTCAAATTTAGCCCTGCCTAAAGTGCAGCCACACATAAGGACCGCTACTACAAACAGGTAGCAGACAGCCTTGCATGTGTTAGACTTCGAGCACGTTGAAGACTGTCGCATGGTTCCTTAACTGTAAGATACACACTACCCAGTGTGCACCCCATTTTATTGGGAATTGTTACAGAGAACCATCGCGAGCAGCAGCGTGACCGACGCCAGTACCGGCAAAGAGGAAGGTCGAACCCGTCCCATCAAGGAACGTGAACGATCCAACCTCTGCGGCCAGTGTATTGACGGCGGTGTAGTCCGCAACATCCCCAACAGGGATGTCGTAGACTATGGAGACCTTGATCTCCCGTTGAGCTCCGCTAACACCGATAATCTGTTGATTACCGATGACGGCGGAACGACGACGGGCGTCAACGCCTGAACCAATCTCTTGGTGCGAAACCTTGAGATGGTTTTCAGCGTTTGGAGCTTCACCAGACTTCTGGAACTCCACAGTTCTCTCAGACGCGCGCCACCGGAGGAATTCTACTTCCGTACCGGCAGCGTTCTTCACTTCGTTAGTTGTGAGGTTTGTAGGCAACATATATGCGTAGTTGGTTTTGGGCTTTATGCCCCACTAGCCAACAAGTGTTGTTTAGACGGGCCAGGATCATCGTCGCGTAAGCGCTAATGCCCCAGCGAGACTGAACTCTTTCAAGTTCAGCCCACTCGACTCAATCGAGTAACGGAGGTCAGGTACATGAGGCTTTCGATAATATGCCTCCTCCCTGATCCTCGCGAACGGCACTGCGTGGTTACTTTCACCATGCGAGACTTCAACGTCCCGCACGATGTGGTAACTGTAGCAATACCTACCGATGGATGTTACTGGTTCTATGTTTCTCGTCTTGAATTGATCGAGCCACCGGCCTATGCCGGTGAACCAATCAACTACAAACGACCACGGGATCGCGTTCCAAATGATAGCTGGGTTCCAATTGGCACCCAACGCATCACCAAGAGCTGCGCTCCTGAGGTAGTCCTCAGGGCCCTTGAACAACGGTATTTTGTACCGGTATTCTAGGGTAGCATAGAACATTCTGATAGGATACGCCACCTTCCGAACACCAACGCTGTTCGTCCCCACAAATGAAGTGGAGAGGGGAACAGTCGTTCTGGTTAATTCGGAGTTGGGGTATTTGTCAATTACGGAGGCCCGATAGTGCGACCTCTGTAACCTACCAGCGCGGGCAATGAGGGTTTTAAGCTCATTGTCCACATCGTGAACAGCCGAACGAATTCCGGCTAGGTCACGCAGTAGTGGCTGGATATTAAACTGCGCTTGCAGATACGTATCCGCCTGTGCCTTCAGTATCTTCGACAATGCTGCATTACGGAGAGACGCTTTCGTCTTCCCCGTAAGGAGTTTTACAACTTGCTTCGACAAACCATACGCCTCTTGAAGGCGTCTGGTCGCATCGTAGGCAGCATCTATTCGTTGATGTGTACGTGCCAAGGTCTTAATGTCTTTCAACTCGAACAACGTGTTCAAGAGAGACAGCCTTGGTCTAATTCCTGGTAACATTGCTCTCAATGAGCGGTCAACTAGGAGTTTAGTGTAACTGTACTCGGGGGTATTGACATACCGTCCGAGTGAGTCATTAACGTACAACACGGGGAGCCCAGTAAATGGGGCATCCCACGGTCCGAAGGTACTCACCATACCATACGTGCTTGGACTACCGTAACGCGACCCGCCCCAACAATAGGGGGAGGTCACGTAATCGATATTCCAGTAACCAGATGCGTGATTAGTGGGTTGAACCCACGTATCACTACCATCTAGCATCGGCCTCACAAGGTCAACAGTTTTCAAATAATGTTGACATTTGTTAAAGCGCCGCATTCCCGATACAGAATCCAGCCATTCATGCATATTTTCATATGCGGGGACTGAGTCCTGTACGGGCGTTCCAGGGTAATTCTCGCCAGTTGTTGACTTGCGAGCATAAGCTGTGAACGTCCTTAGGGGCACTGTATTAGTACGAGGTATGTTATCCATAAGAGTGGTCCTAATGGGTTATTAATCCCATTATTGAGGGACCAATCGTCGGTGGAGTAGCAAAGAATTCGCTACTTAAGGTGACTAGCCAACAGGGCT